CAGCCTATCCTGTATATCCTTAGCAGCTTTGGCAACGCTTGCGCTCATGCCGTCGCCGCTTTCCTGTACTAATTTAACGGCCTTGTTAAAATTAGTTTCAAGCTCCTTTATGTTGGCCCCAATGACAACGTTTAACCTACTCATAATATTATTTTATCTCCATCTTCCTGAAGTAAAAACGCGCCGTCTTCTAACAATAAATAGTTTATTTGTATTACTCCAATTTCGCGCGTGTAGTTAATTATATAATCCTGCGTAATTTGATAAACACCAGCAAACGCTGACTCGTCATCTGTTAGCTCGTTCTGCGCGTCAAACTCTATTGTTTGAACGCTAACGCTGTTAAACTCACCCGGCAACGTTACAACCTCAAAAGCAGTTCGTACCGCGTCAGCAGTTTCTGCAGCGCTCTGGTATGTAGTGCCAAATATAGAAACCTGAACACGCGCCCAATCTGTGCGGCTATGTCCTGACTTGGTCGGCGTTGGAACGATGCTAATTAAGTTATAACTAATTGCAGGGAAGGCGCTTCCCTCCGGTATTCGCAGCGGATTAATACGCGAGCTTACCAATGTAGTAAGCGCGGCGTTGCTGCTCATTATATTATAGGCGACTTTTACGGCGTTCATGCTGAAGCGATTGGCGTTAGTTTTTCAAAGATAGTTTTATATTTATCTACTTTCTCGGTTATTGTTAACGTGTCACGCTCCCAACTGAATCTAATTAATTTCAAAGGATCTACGGGGTGCTTGCTATGCGGCGACAACATAACTGCCGTTTGCCAACGCACGCGCTCCCATTCGTTGCGATATTGCGCCTGCTGCGATTGTCTTAATCCATGTAATCTAATCCGAAAATAACGCGGCGTGCATCGTTTAAAATCGTTTTCCAGCATGCACATTTCACCAAATGCAATGCGCTCAATAAGCTGCCAAGTTAGCGGCGCGCCTTCACTCTTGGCCGTTACTTTCCCCCTGCTTCATCGGATTTAAAAAACTCCGTAACTGATGCTCCAAAGGCTTCCATTGCTGGAAGTATCTCTTTAAAATTAGAAACCTTGCGCCCAAGGTCTGCAATTAAAATAAACGGCCGAGGCTTGCCTGCAATCTCAGCGGCTTCATTAATACCATGATAAGCGCACAATAACCCAAAATCTAACTGCTTGGCTATGTCGCCACCGCCTTGCAAATCTGCAAAAGTTTCCATCCCAGCGTCTAACATAACCGATTTAATTGAGTTCATGTTAAACACCATGTCAAAAGTTTCATTACCGAATTTAATTTTCATACTACAAATATAACAACAAAAGCCCCACATATAGCGGGGCTATTCATTATGAAAACCAACCAATGGTAATTTATTAGATTGTGCCTACAGTCAACGCACCAGTCCCTTGAATGGTTGCGGTGAATGTTGCCTTGTCGTTGTTAGGAGCTGACAAATTTAAGTTACTAAAAAATGCAGCACCGCTCAATTTCATGTCCCCGCTTACGTTGCTGGTCATTACAATAGTAACAGAAGTACCAGCGGTAAGGTCGGTTATTACATCTTTCCAAGACAACGCGCCAGCACCTACGCTGCCGTCCTCTTCAAAAATGCCTTCAATAGACATAGTATAACCTTTTTCGCCGGTAATAAATTCCTTCCAACCTGCGCTGTCTTTGTTTGTTACGTCAATCATGTCGGCCGTAATATCGAAGCTGTTGGAAGTAGCGTTAGCGATTTTTGTAAGTGTGCCGCTAATATCTTTATATATTGCGATCAGCGTGCCGTTAACTGGTCCTGTAGTTGCCATTTTATTCTAAATTATATTTTTTTGCTAATTTACTTACGATTTTTGAAACGCCGTTAAATATGCCGTTAACAATCGACTGCTTATTTTTATCCAACGCTGGGCGCATAAATGGCCGCGGCTCAATCGTTCCGGTATAACGCCCGTTTTTTTGTATTCTAGGAGCCGTTCCAAATTCGTACATTACGCCCAAATAATGGTTGTAGTAATTGCGGCGCGTGCCTATTAACACCGAGCTTTTAAATTTATCGTCTTTAGAGGTAATAAAACCAATTGATTCGCGTAGGTCGCCACTATCTGCAGGAACCAATGACTTTGCCGTGGCTATAACTTTACGGCCTTCGCCTCTCATTACGTCCTGTAATTCTTTGCCTTCAATACTTGCACCTACAGCCCGAAGTGCTTTTATTGTATCCTCAATGCCAGTAACTTTATTCACTTTGTCAACTCGGTTTGAAGCTTCAAATACATTCGGCGCTGCAAATCTTGAATATTTATAATATTAAAATATTGCCCGCCCCACTCTATGCGATGGTAAACGCTCACGCTGCTATTGTAGCGAATTGTAAAATCTACCGTCTGCTTATGCTCGCGCCTATCGCCGTTGACTTGCTCAATGCCTGCAGGTGCTTCAACAACTTGCGCCCACTCCGTAGCATATTGCGCCCACGTTTGTAGCTTTTCGCCTGTAGCGCTATCCGTCGTTGTAGTGTACGACTGCAAACTTATAAGTTCATCAAACTTGCCCGCGTTCATATGAAGTAATTTGCCTTATAAGGATCAAGTAAATAATGTAATCCGAAATCCATAGTAGATTGAATTGTACCCACCACAATAGAAGCGCGGTTATCATAATACTGCCCCACCAATAACAATGCGGCAAACTTTACCGATTGCGGCATAATTGCAGATTCGTCCACACCTGTAGCGCTTGGCGGCTCAAATCCTTCTGTAACGGTTACCAAATATTTGGTAGTGTCGTCGGTCGTGCTGCTTGGCGCATCCGTTATAAATAAGGTACGGCCGTAGCTGCCCAATGGCTGAGGCGATACAATATAATCATTAAACGCCTGCGCAGTATTGTTATCGTCCACATATTGTACGTTGGTTAAACCTAAAACTCTCCCGGGTATTCTCAGCAAATTACCTATCGGCTGCTCAGTTCCGTTAACTGGATTCATAATTGCAGGCTGCCCCACCAAGTTATCAAACCCATATTGAACCGATGCTTTACGCACCGAATAACCAAGGTACTGGCTGCACGCATCAACAGCCATCATAATTAAATTACTTATATATGTATCGTCGCTGCTTGACGTTACGCGCAAATGTTGTTTAGCTTCGGTTAACGAAACGTAATCAGTAGCCGCGTTGCTATAGGATATTATGCGTTTTCCGGTTATCATTAGTCGCCCTCTTCGGGATTAATTGGCTTTACTTTTTTTGCCTTAGTTTCTTCAACAGCCACAGCGTCACCTGCTTCTATTAAAAGCTCGGCCTGCTTGGTTTCTAATTCAACAACTTCGCCGACATTGTAGGATAAATTCCATTTGCCGGTCGGATTAGTCAAAAATTTCACTTTCATAATTAGCCGATGCTGGCAGACTTAACCACCAGCACCGCACGCGGATAACGGCCGCGCCACGTTATTATTACGCTACAATGTCCTTACAAACTGCAAACGCTGCAGGCTGTAACAAGTTGCAATCCATGTAAGCGTTTAATACAACGTTGGTTAAACCAGCAGTTGCACCGCTATAAGGATCTACAGTTAACTCCATACCACCCCATGAAGCTAAAGCCATTTTAGAGAAATCTCCGAAAATAGCAGCGCTCAAAGTAGAGGAAGTACCTTTAGAAAGGTTAGAAGGAACCAAAGTCGAAGTAGCTACAGGGTACCCGTTCAATTCAGAACCACCAGCAGGCCAAATGAAATTACCTTCAACGCCAGAAGATTGACGTGGAGTAGTTTGCAACTTAGCTTTAACCAAAGGATTAGTTAAGTAAGCAACACCTTCGCCGTTTGCGTTTTCAACTGCCTTCATTAGGTTAACAACGTCAGCCCAAACTGGAGCAGCTCCGTTTGCGTTAGTTGAGTTAGAAGTTGCGCCGCCTGCATAAACAACGTTTACGCTGCTGTTTGCAATAATACCGGTAGGCTCGTTTGATCCACCGCCTTTAATAGCAGCAGCTTCCATGCTTTGAGCCATAGCCTGTAATAACCAGTTTCTTACATAAGCATCAATGCTGTTAGAAGACTGTAACATTAACTGATTAGAAACCTGAATGTAAGCAGCCAATCTCTTAGGAGAAAAAGTAACCTTGCTAAAGGCAGGGCTTTTCTCGGTAGCTGTTCCGTTCTCAGTGTTCCATCCAGCTGAAGGCAAAGTAGAAGCAGTAGGAAGGTCTAAGTTACCAACCAAGTTTGACAACTGTTGTACTCCCAATCCGCGCAATACGGTGCGAGGCAACAATACGTCAATAATCGAACCTACAGAAGTTTGGATATTATATCCGCCTTCAGTACCTGCAGGGCTTCCACCAGTTGCAGTCATATCACGTTTGAAAACTTCGGAAGGAATTTTGATTGAATGAGCAGAAACACTCACACCGCTGCGCTGGTATTCCTCAGCAGCGATTGCGTTAAATTCACCTTCAACGCCATCGCGACGGCCAGAAATAGCCATTTCCATAGCACGTTTAAAGCTGTACTGCTCCTTCATTTTTGACTTTTCTTTCTCTTCGCTGCGGCTTACGCTGTTACCAGCAGCCTGAGCAGCTAAGCTTTGTAACTTTTCAAGCTTCTCAACTTCGCCAGCAATAGCAGACAAACGCGCTTCGATTTCGCTTAATCTGTTAGTTTCTTTTTCGCTCATGCTGCGAGCTTCGCGCTCAATTACATTTTGCAAGCCGGCTAACTCGTCCAACAAGCTGCCGCGCTCTTCTTTTAATGCTTTAATATTTTTCATGAATTAGTAATTTTTATATCTCATTGCAATCAATTTTATTAAATCAACGCTTGCACGTGATTGCTCGGCCGCGTCAATTTCGCGCTGTTCGTCGCGCATCTTAATAATGCTGCGAGCGTCTGCCTCAGTGTCCTCATACGCTGGATATGTTACCGGGCTAACGTCGTACAAATCCTCGATAACGTTAACGATGCGTTTCCCCATTGTGCCATACTTTTCGGATTCTGTCCAAACCTGTTCGCGAATTGTAAACGCAAATGACGACTGCGTAATATCGCCACGCATAATGCTGCGCACTACGCTTACATGTGTTGGGTTTTCGTAATCTGGTACCCAAGTGTATTCTAAATTTCCGTCAGCGTTAACAAACACCTTGCAAGTGTTCGCCTTGGTGCGGCCTAAAATTAACTCGCTCTCATGGTTAAATAAGCAACGAATATCGTAATCTTTGCTAAGCGCATAATCAAACGCGCCCGGTGCTATGACTTCCTCAAAATATCCCAAATCTGTAGAGCTGTTAACAACGGCAGCAATACCGCCCAACTGTGTTGGCATATTCTCGCCTTCAGCTCTATAGTTTATCGTTCCTGTTATGGTGCGTTTTTCTCTCATTACGCTTGTGTATTATTATTATCCCCTGTTGGGTTATTGTTATTCAAAGTTTTATTAGTCAAATTAATAATCTTAGCCTCCATATAAGCAGCCATTTGCTCGGCAGGTATTAAATTACTTTCAACCATATATCCAGCGCCATCGCTATAACCGTTCATATCTTCAAACAAACGCGCTTCGTTTGGTGACAACCAACCTCCGCGTATTCCTTTGTTATAAAAATCTGCGCGATCGTTTGCCGTAGCTCTCAACAATGAATTAAAATTGAATTTAAAATACATCGTTTGCTTATCTGTTTCTGTCAACAGCTTGCGCGCCATTTCCTGTTCGATGTTAATCGCATACGCTAACAAGGTGCGCGCATAGAAATCCTGAAACTCCTGTTCTACGCTGGACTTAATACCTCCGTCGCTTGCGCCTATCATGGAAGCAGGCACGCCAAACATTCGCGCTATTTCCTGCGCTGAGAATTTACGCTGCTCTATATACTGCGCTTCCTCAGGGCTTAAGCTTAGTTTCTCCATCTTAATTCCATTCGGCAACACCGTGCTGCGCGCTTGGCCTTGGATAACATCGTCTAAGCTATTTTTTAAATTTGCCGCTTGCTCTGGCTTTATTACAGCGTCGCTTGTTAATAAGAATTTTAACACGCCATTTTTATAAACTCCTGCGCTGCTTCCAATAGCTGCTAAATCTATTCCCAAACTTTCGGCATGTACTTGGATTGGGTTTTTACCTTTTAACGGGTTGTCAGTGCATAACCCTTTGAAATGCAGCATATCAGTTGCCGGCACCATTGGGGGATATCCTTTCATAGTAACGCGGTAAAACAACTGTCCGTTTTCTATAATTGGCTCAACGTATTCGCTGCGTATTGGGTGCAATTCGTAAGCAATAAATCGCGCGTCACGATTAATAAAAGCGTAAGCGTTACCCTTTAACACCAACTGCCCTACCATGTATTTAATAAAATCAAATTTGGTTTGGTAGCTGTTAGGATCATTTAATAATGCTGCCGCATAGTTATTGTTAACCTGCGTTTTATTTACCCCATCGTCCTTGTATAGTTTTAAACTCAATCCAGCTATGCCGTCGCTTATTACTCGCACGCAAGCGTGAACGCTGCTAATTGATAACGCTGTGTTTTCGTTAACAGCCGCGCCCGACTTGGTTTGAATCCCAAATATATTAGATAGCGTATTTACCAACCAGTCTGGCGGAGCCGACAAGCTGCTTCGTTTTTCTGTTTTAAATGGCCATAGCCGAAATTGCATAATACAAATTAAATATTAAATTACTTACATGCCGTTAACAACGTCGATTTATTTTCATCCACCGACACAGCACAACGCGAAACGTCGCATAGTTAGCGTATCGGTTGCGGCCAATGGCGTGTTTATATTCGGCCTC